CGAGGGTTCCGGAGAGAAGTTTTGGGTTTATCAAGTCGAGGTTCAGTGTTCTTGTTCACGTTGCAACCGAGATAAGACTGCCCCAGCTGCGAACCATGCCTTCGAGGTGGGTTTCCTTTTGCTCGGTTTATCGATCATGCTGTTTCAGCTTGGTCTGTATCGAGTGATTGCTGTAAGCTGGGTTGCGTTTTATTATTATTGGTTGCGCTGCCCCGACTCAGAACCCCCAGTGCAGATTCCCATACCATCTAAGGTAGTGGGTCAAGTAGAGCGAGCGATGCACTGTGCTTCCACTACAACGAATGGTTCCAACTACCGAGCGCACGGGTCTTTCATTTCGTTGCTTTCGACTATGAGCTGTGATGAGGAGTATAAGCAAGCGTTGTGCTGCTGGGCTCCTCTGGCCATGAAGGCATTTAGTGAAGGGCAGTTAGGTGCGTCTCGGAAGTTGAGAGTAGGCCGCCATAACGTTGTACCGGATCGACCAGCAACAGAAGGAGTAAACACCGATGTGTTGCAGGCTGCGTGCCTGCCACCACCCAACCCTGATACCGAGGATGGCATGCAAGGAACACAGGTAGCTCCTGATGCCTACGGGGAGGAGACAAGGGTGTACGGTGAGAACCTTCTTGAGGGTGAGCCGAAGAAACAAGCTTATCAGATCGGACCCGACCTCATTCCAACCGAGGTGATGTCTAACAGTGTGGGTAATCTGAAAGCAGGGATGGCAAAGCGTAATCAGCCTCTACCGTTCAAGGCCAGTAAGGAGATGGTCCGTAAGATCGAGAGGACTGTTAACGCTCTGCTCAAGACGGTGTTCACCCCCGAGAAGATCAAGCAGTGGCGAGTAGAGAATCCCCTGGTTGAGGAGTTCTGTTCGAGTAAGTGGTCTCCTGAGCGTTTTAGGAACGCGTACGATGAAGCTATCGCGGAGTCCCGTGCTCGTATAGAACAAACTTTCCAGATCAAGACCAATGAAGCTCTGCCTGCTAAGGGCAAAGCTCCACGACCCATCATCCAGTGTGGTGACAAAGCCCAGGTTATGATGGCATTGCCTGTTAAGTGTTTTGAGGACCTCCTGTTCGATTTTTTCGAGGGAGCGTCTATCAAACACCTTCCTAAGTATGAGGCGATGCAGCGTGTGGCACGTCATCTCAAACAGGGTGATGCTCATTTGATCGAAGGTGATGGCTCGGCGTGGGATGCTTGTTGCAACCACAAGATTCGGAATATGACGGAGAACCGCATCCTGAGGCAGGTTATCAAAGTCCTCGGAGGCGACCCGGAAGTTCCCGATTCTTGGATGGAGGCAGTTTTGACGGACATGGAGAAGGAGCAGTTGAGAGGGAAGGCCAAGGTTGACGACTTCTGCCTCTCGCCTATCCGTGTCTGTATAGAGTCCATTCGCCAATCTGGCCACAGGGGAACCAGTTGCTTTAACTACCTCATCAATCTTATTTGCTGGTTGTGCGTCCTGTGTGAGAGACCAGAACAGATGATAAAGAAAGACCGTGATGGAGCTCTGGTCACTAGGTATGTGTCAGCTCTCAACGGTAAGACGTACTATCTCAAGTACGCTTTTGAAGGAGATGACTCAGCTCTCTCCTCCACACAGGATTTCACTGATTACGCGGATAAGATTGAGAAGCTGTGGACTAGTCTCGGTTTTCGTATGAAGCTGGTGTTCGTTAAGAACAAACTCACGTTTACCGGGTTTGACTTCCTGTGTGACAGGAACGGTCCCACCGGTGTTTTTGTACCGGAGGTGGCCCGCAACATTGCTTCTAGTTCTTGGACTACGAGCTCGTTGGTCAAACAGTTTCCACACAAGGCTTCTGAGGTAGGAGCTGCTGCTATGTTGGCGCGTGCGACCAATTTTCAGGACTGTGGTCCGTTATGTGCGTACTTTGCTGCGCTGGGTCTCGCACACGTCAGACTAGCTGGTGACAGGGGGATTAATTCAGCCGAAGCAAAGTCTCTGGCTGTTTCTGTTTCACCGTCCATACGAGACGCGTTGATGGAGTTGTATGAAGGCGCCGTGACGATGGATCTTGAGGTGGAGAGGTTGTTGAAGTTGACAGGCGTGACCCTTTCTGCTGAGCAGCAGATTGAGTTGTTGCGCACCGATTTTGGCGACAACCCCACCGATCTTATTTATGCACGTAGGCTGATCCCGTTTTCTGTGTGGGACCCAGCCAAGTTTTCGAAGCCACGGCGTTAGTGCAGCTCCGTATCGTCAGGACTCGTGGACCGGCTGACGTTAAACAAGTGCCACGTTAAACACGTACAGGTTTTCTAGCGGCAGTAATTAGGTTTCACCTAATAGCCTTTGTGCTATCGGGACTCCACTCTCCTGCTGCCGAGGGAGAGAGTTAGAACTCCGTGTGCC